GTAGTATTGCATCTCGAAACATCGGAATAACTGCAGGCGTAGAGACAGATAGATGCCACTCAGTCTGGACAGACAGGATCAAGGACAGAGTTAGCGAGGTCATAGTACCATCAGAGTTCACAAAGAAGACGTTTGTGAACACAGATCCTTCGATCTCAGAAAAGATATTTGTAGTCCCCGAAGCACTCTCCATCGACCCGAGTCTAGAATGTGAAGACTTCTTATCAGAAGTAAAGACAAAGAATAACTTTTTAGTTATAAGTCAGCTCACTGCCGTTGATAGGTCTCAGGATAGAAAGTGCATCGCTGACACACTTGAAGTGATATCAAAGTGCATTAAAGACAAGCCTGATTGGGGCGTGATTATCAAAACAAACGTTGGAAGAGGAACTGAGAAAGATCACCTTGAGACCCTTCACATTCTTGGCCAGTTTAAGGGACTAAAAGGAAAGACGCATCTTCTTCATGGAATTCTAAGTTCAAAACAGATGCTCGGTGTTTACAAGAGCCCCAAGATCAGAGCTTTTGCTACTCTGACTCGCGGCGAAGGATTTGGTTTGCCAATCCTGGAAGCTGCTTCTTGTGATATCCCTGTTTTTGCAACTGGGTGGTCAGCTCATAGCGAGTTTTTATCTCTTGGAAAGTACGGAAAAGTAAGCTGCACACTTGTTCCGATTCCAGAGACAAAAGAAGATCCAAGAATATTCATGAAGGGATCGATGTGGGCTCATCCCGACAAGATTGATTTTGAGAAGAAGATAAATAAGTTCATCCAAAGCCCAGAGGTTCCAAAGCAGTGGGCTAGAGAGCTAGGTGAGAAGTTAAGATCTCAGTATTCCCAACAAGAGATTGAAAAGAAGCTTAATAATTTTGCATCTGAGAGGCTTGGATGGTAATATTTCTCTGCATCTGGTCTCTGATCTCTACAGCCTTGCTCGTTTTTTCTGCTTTCTATTGCTTAAAATTTGCAAAAATTATTCTATCTCTCGAAGAGAAGATTGAAGAAGCACTTGACATTCTCGACACCAAGTACAAATCTCTATCGGAGATAGCTGAGAAGCCTATTTTCTTTGATTCTGTTGAAATCAGACAGGTGATCTTCGAGATTAACTCTGCCAGGCAGATGATCCTCTACATCGCAAACAACCTTTCAAATCTGGAGTCTCTCGACCTTGACACCTTCAAGTCAGCCGAAAAAGAAGAAATCGGGGAATAGCTTAAAGCTGTACTTCCACGCTGGGACTCACGATGCAATCGTAAAGTTTCAAACTGAGGGTGATCCTAGGACTAGAGAGATCATCTACATCTCAGAGATTCTGCCTGCCTTTGAGAAACTTGTTGAGAATCTGTTCTTCATACACAGTTTCTCTGCTGGTCTGCCTGTTACAGATGACATAAAGACAGACTGCATCACGTTTCTCTATGAAACTCTTAAGAAGTTTGACGCTTCAAGAGGGTCAAAGGCGTTCTCGTATTTCAACGTTGTCGCAAAAAACTGGATCATTGTTAAGACTCGCCAGCGAGCTAAGAACAATAGGAAGCACGTCAACATAGACGACAAGAATGCTGTCTCTGAGACCGAGATGTATGAGTTCGATCCGTCGCTCCAGAAGGCGGACCAGCTAGAGATTCTTTCAAAATCAGAACTCTCTCAAAACATAAGAAACGTCCTGCAGCAGATTAGATCTCGACTTGTTCATGATCACGAGATCGTATGTCTCGACGCAATTCAGCAGCTCTTTGATCAAGCTGAAGATATTGACATCTTCAATAAGCGTGCAATATTTGTCTACGTTCGGGACATGACCAACGTCACGCAGAAGCAGCTATCGTCTGCTGTCTCTATTATTAAGAAGCACTATAGAGACATAGTTTCAAAGGGAGGACTGTCTTGATGGCAAAAAAAGACCTAACAGATGTTGCAAAATCGCTCGAAGCACTTGACAAGAAAGATCGCAAGATTCTTGGATTTAGACAGCTTCTTGAGTCAATTGAGACGATAGACGAGAAGAAGAAGACTCTCTGGAAGGAGATCTACGAGAACGCTCTTCAAGACAGAGAGTCAGCTTCAGTGCTTTTTACAGATGTCTGGATGCAGATTAGAGGCAATGCTGCAAATCACAACTTGCTCGGACCTGTTGCTGCCAAGTACATCGAGAGGATGAGCAGAGCAAACGATCAGATCATAAAACTCGCGGAGATGATCACCGCCGAGGACAATAAGTCGATCAACACTGACGACGTCTTTAGCATGATAGGTGGTAACTAGTGGCAGATAGAGCGATAGAGGAGATTGTCTACGAGATCATGAGAGACATGACTCTCTTTAGATCTGTTGTTGTCACGGACTACCTAGAGAATCCTCAGGGCCTGACAAGTGAACAACTCCAGATCCTCGAAGGGACGTCTACGTTTCCTGCATCGATGATCAAGAAGTCACCTCGAGGTACTGTCATCGGTCAAGAAGACAACAATCCGAGGCGCTTATACTATCCTTTCTTTTCTAGTCACATCTCACTTCCTGTCAAGCCTTCGGAAAAAGTTTGGGCTTTTGAGACCAAAGAGGGAATATCTTACTGGCTTTCTAGGAAAGTCTCAGATTTTGGGTACGAAGACGCGTGTTTCACACGAACTTCAAACTCCAACGTGGCTCAAATTCCTACATCTTCACCGTCTCCTTCGACAGCTTTTCTAGGAAGTCAATCTACTGATTTAACCGGTAGACAGACACAGTCCATGGGTCTTCCTGACGATCTTACGCAGAATAATCTGCCTGCAGGACTGACCTACAATCAGATAGAATCTCAGGCCGTGGCATCCAAAGATGTCGTTCTTGAGCCAGTTCCTGTTGTACCATCGCTCTGTAATGAGCTCACTTTACAAGGTAGCAACAACGCTGTTGTAACTCTTGGAACAGGATTTGACGGCTCGAGAGATGCAAATCATGGATTTGTCGATATCTCTACTGGGCGAGGCCGAGGTGGCACTGATCTAAACAGCGTCTTTGTTACCACAGACTCGAGAACCAACAGAGAGATCGCAAGTAGAGAGAACTTAAATCCAAGAGAAGGATCTGTCGACGTCTCAACAGACGCAAGTAGAATACTTGTAACAACTCAGGTAGACCCTGACGGTCTCTTTTCATTGTCTCTACCTTCTGGAACAGTTGCAAGTTCACAGTCTCCCAGTATCGTCCAGAAGTCAGACAAGATACGGATCATTGCTAGGCAGGACGTTGCCATCACAGTCGAGGGATCGTCGGGAGCATCTGTTGTGGTAAACAGCAACGGTGACATCTACTTAACACCGTCAGCATCTGGCAAGGTGTATCTAAGCGGCCCTGAGAGTGATCAGGCTTATTTGCGGTATGATGACCTTAGAGAAGTAGTCAATGGAATTGAAGGAATTCTTAATTCGTTAATCGCGTCAATTAATCTGATAACTCAGGCGACTCCTGGAGCTACAGCGATCGCCACCCCCGACATCGCCGGCGCGATTGTTGATGATTTTACTAAAATTGAAAATGCAATGATCTCAATCAAGTCTGAAAAGATTCTCGGTAGCTAGTTCGACTCCAACTTGACTAGTCCCATAAGTAACACAGTGGCTAGAAACTTTAGGTCAACTGGTCGGCAGTTCTCAGTACCGCCGCCCGCAAGCTTCCAGGTCCCAATCATTCCGGTTGGTATCAAGACTCCGATGAGCTTCGGAGGAAACAGCGTATCAACTCCCTTTGAGATGAACACTAAGCTCGAAGACCAGATCGGAGACAACCTTAAAAACCTGATCTTGTCTAACCACGGCGAGCGGCTCGGTCTCTACGACTTTGGTGCAAACCTACAGGAGCTTCTAACAGAGGCGATTCCAACAGAGAACTTAGTTCAGGCAGTCGAAGACAGGATCAAGAGAGCTGTATCAAAGTTTATGCCCGGTCTAGAGCTTAACAGTGTCTCTATGATCACCAATAGATCTCCTGCAAAAGCTCTGGCATCTTTTAGCTTTGTAGTCGCGTACTCATACAGTCAAGCTGGAATTAGTAATAGAAAAATACAGATCAATCTTACGGTGGCAGGATGACAATAAGCAGCAATAGAAAAAAGCCGGTTTTGCAGAGAGATAGAGACTATCTTAACAGAGACTTTTCTTCGCTCCGTCAGGAGCTGGTAAGCTACGCATCTTTCTACTATTCAGACTACATAAAAGACTTCACGGAACCCTCTGTTGCATCGATGTTTGTCGATCTCGCAGCTTATGCGACAGATATCACGAACTTTTACTTAGACTATCAGTTTAAAGAGCTTAATCTAGAGACAGCCAAGGACTCTGCAAACATTCAGAGGCTGGTTAGACAGGCGGGATACAAGATACGTGGAGCGTCACCTGCCTTTTGCAACGTTGACTTCTACATTTCGATCCCATCCCAGGTGCTACCTGATGGAACCTATGAACCTAGAAGGACCTACCTGCCTGTCATAAAATCAGGAACTTCAGTTCAGTCGGACTCTGGTGTTGTTTTTGAACTATCCGAAGATCTTGATTTTTCAAAATTAGGATCTGATGGTAAGCTAGTTACAGAGTACAGAGTTCTCGAGAGAAACCCCGATACGACGCCGAAGACTTTTGCTCTGAGATTGTCTGGAATTTGCACATCTGGAAGAACCTACAGTGAGAGCTTTAACGTTTCGGGGCGAACGCCTTTCTTGCGAGTTTCTCTTGCGCAGCCTAACACCATTGAGATCTTGTCTGTCGCTGATACGAATGGAAACACATACTACGAAGTTGAATCTCTAACTCACGACACAGTCTACACCAGAGATTCAAACCTGTTTGACGACAGCGATCAAGTAGAGGATTCTCTTGGAGTCGTTAGTGCTCCTTACAGATTTATCACAACTACTGACCTCAATGGGTCTCAAACTACGCTGACATTTGGCGCTGGAACAGCTCAGTCTTTAGACGCAGATGTAATTGCTGATCCTGCAGATTTCTCTCTTCCGCTTTTTGGAGACAGAAAAACTTTCTCATACACTGCAATCGATCCAAATGAGCTCTTAAGCACCAGGACGCTTGGCGTCGCTCCCGAGAATACAGTTCTTTTAGTAAGGTACAGGGCTGGTGGAGGACTTAATAACAACGTCCCATCTCAAACACTCAGGAATGTCTTGTCTTTGCAGACTCAGTTCTCTGCTGTTGTGCCTCCCACTATTGTTGCAGCTTCAAGAGCGAGTGTAACCTGTAACAACACCTCAGCTGCTTTTGGCGGAACAGATGCTCCAACCATCGATGAGATTCGTTCTCTAGCTATACTCTACAGAAACTCTCAGTCGAGAATTGTAAGCAAGGAAGATCTCATTGCTAGGATCTACAGCATGCCAACAAATTTTGGAAGGATATTCAGAGTTGGCATATCTACAAACCCAGTCAATCCGCTGTCTTCTATCGTCTATCTAGTTTCAAGAGACAGTCAAGGAAAGCTCTCCACTACTCCTGACACGACAAAGAGAAATATTGCAAAATACATCAATGAATTTAGAGTGATAAGTGATGCATTTGACATACTGGATGCACCGATCATCAACTTTAACATTCAATACTCAGTCTCTGTGTCTAGAGATTACGACAAAGCGCTGGTTGTTTCTAACATAAACTCAAGGCTTACAAGCTTCTTTGAAATAACAAACTTCTACATTAATCAGCCAATTGTTATTGCAGACATTCAAAACATAATACTTGCAGAACCGGGAGTTCTAGGGCTTGGATCTCTGGCGTTCAACAACCTTTCGGGATTAGTCAACGGTCTTAGATACTCAAGCTTTGTCTTTGATATTGATTCTGGAACTCGGAAGGGAGTCATCGTTCCTCCGAAGGGAGGAATTTTTGAGATTAAGTTTCCTGGAACGGATATCGTTGGGAGTGCATTCTAATGTACAAGATTATTAACGCTTCTAAAGATGCCTACATCACCAACAAGATTGTTTCAAGCCTTCTTAGGGCTAAAGATTCCAATACAGGTGGTGCTTCTTCAATAGACCTGTTCAAGCTGTATGATGAAAACACAATCGCAGGAGAGAGCACTCCGATTGAGATCAGTCGGGCTTTACTCTACTTTGATCTTGCATCTCTTCGAGATCTAACAGCGTCTTACGTTGATATTTCTTCTCCGTCTTTTAGTGCAAACATCGTTCTACACGACATCTACGGCGGTCAAACATGCCCAACCAATTTCAAGCTTGCAGTCTTTCCTCTTTCTAAGTCATTTGACGAAGGAATAGGAAGAGATGTAGTAGAGCTTAGAGATGTTGATGTTTGCAACTTTTTAACTGCATCTGTCTCATCAGGGACACCAGTTACTTGGTCTCAAGAGGGTGCTGGAGCTGTTGGTGCTCTTGGTAGCAGCACCATAGACGTCATTGATAGAGGAAACCTGAATGACGGACTCGGATTAAGGTTCCTATTCTCAGAGCAGACATTTTCAAAGGGAACAGAAGATCTAAACGTTGACATTACTGATGTTATATCAGGGACTCTCGCAGGTCTAATTCCTGACTGCGGATTTTTAATTGCTTATAGCGGTACGCTTGAGACAGACAATCAGACGCGCTTTGTTAAGAGATTTGCCTCTAGAAACACTACAGCTGTAGATAAGCGGCCTAAGCTTGTAATCAAGTACGATGATTCAGTTATTGACTACACAAGAGACTTCGTCTTCAACGTCTCCGGCAGCATATTCCTGACAAACTACGAAAGAGGAACACCTGCTAACATAGTTTCTGGGTCTTCTGGAACAAGGATATCAGGTTTAAACTGTGGAAAGCTAAGAATCATCTCAGGAAGCTACTCTCAGACAGTTAACTTTTCTCAGCATAGAAAGGGATCAGATTTCTTCAGCACAGGTCTATACAGCGCTTCTTTTGCAATATCATCTTTCGATGCACCTCTTTTCACCTACTTGAAGAATTCATCTTCAGCATCTTTTGATGTCATATGGTCCTCTAATGATCTCACAGTTGGGTACCTAACGGGTTCTCTCACAGTCTACAAATCTGAGACTGCTCTGGCAGACCTCGATCCTAAGAGAATATTCACAAACATTACCAACATGAACTCGACCTACCTCGCATCAGAGACTATAAGGTTCAGGGTGTTCATTGAAGATCTTGCAAAGTCAATCAAGGCACAAAAGCTACCACTTGAAAATAAAGGAATATTCATCGAGAAGGTCTACTTTAGAGTTAGAGATCTTGAATCTTCAAAGGTTATAATACCCTTTGATGTTAATTCAACTAGAGTTTCAATGGATGCAACGTCAGGATTCTTTGATGTAGATATGAGCTCTCTACCTGTAGGGAGAAATTACACATTTGACTTCCAGATACTTAAGAATGGATCGACGCAGACAATTACCAATGTTGCTGCATCGTTTAGGGTGGTAGATTGAGATCAAACAACGGTCGACCTGCAACTATAACAGATATCGAGAGAAACCTTAGATCTCGATATCCTGTAAAGTCACTTAGCAACTCTCAGCTAGGTTCGAACAACATTGCTTCGACTTCGTCTTTTAGATACGACCCGCTTGGAACCGGGCTTAGATCGACCCAAGAAGTTCCACTTGACTGGTCTAAGTTTGAGAATCATACTTTCTTTCACAGTGCAAAAGCAAAAGTAGATGAAGCCTTCTACAAGATCATCAACGAATATCCCTTTGATGGAAGCCAGAGAGAAATCGAGTCTTTTGAGGACTCTCTAACAGGCTTTGAAAGCTACGTTATGGGAAGATTCCCTTACAACAAAGGATATCTTTTATTTTCCGGTTCTGCCGGCTCAGGCGGAAACTACATTGCAGTTAAAAATAGAGCAGGATTTCTATTTGAGAACTCTAGAGACGATAGTGCAAATCCGGTTCTTGATCCTCCTGAGAGCTCTTTTACCCTGCAGACTCACCTTTTTATACCAAATGAGTCGAATGATAACGAAATAGTCTGTCAAAGACAGGGATCCGGTTGTGGTTATACACTTTTTGTATCAAGAAGCACATCATCTTCTGCTGAGGTTCACTTTTTAGTCACTTCCGGATCGAAATCTCTCCACATTAGTGGCTCTACTCCGAAGAACGGATTTGTCCATGTAGCAGCAGCTCTTAGCTCTAGCAATACTGAAGCTTTTGCTTCTCTTTTCTTCAACGGAGTTAGAGTAGCTAATCAACAGAGGCTAACTGATTTTCAGCCGATAGTTCTTGGGTCTGCACAGTTGTTGATTGGATCAGGAACTGAGCACACATCTTCAGGCTTTACTTTCACGCCAAAGATGACTCTGAGTGGATGCCTTGACGATCTTAGGTTCTACACCCGTGCAAGAACTGGAGAAGAGATCATTGAAGACTATCTTTCTCTGCCAGATTTTGATCCAAGACTTTCTCTGCACTTTAAGTTCAATGAACCGACAGGATCTTTTGCAGGAAACAACATAGTCCTAGACTTCTCTGGAAAGTCTCTACACTCAGAAATTGTCAATTACACGACTGCATCGCGAGGTCTTTCGTCTCCTTTAAATCCGATGCTGGAAGAAGCGATCGATGACTGCATTGTTCTGTTCTCTAACTACCCAGACATCCAGAATCTTCACCAGTCTTTTCTTGACGATGCACAATCTTACGACGATGAGAATCCAAATCTTATCACGAGATTAATTCCGCCGCAGTATTTGTCTCTTGGTGCTCAATCAGAAGGTCTTAACACAGATCTACAGAACGTAGGACAGTCTCTAAACCTTGAAGAGCTTAGGGGCGGACTGAGTCAGCAGCAACCTCAGGTAATTCTCGGTCTTTTGTTTGTCTATGCCAAGCTTTTTGATGAGATAAAGATATTTGTTGATCACGTTTCTAACTTAATGAACTTTGATTACACAGCTTCTGAGCATATTGCAGATAAAATGATTCCTTTTATCGCAAAAGCAATGAAGATCGATTTACCAGATCTCTTTAGTACACCTTCAGTCAAGAGACTAGTGAAAGGAGTTGCAATATCAGATGACTATGTTCAGTCTGGTCTTTCTCTAAAGAAGCTTAGGGCTCAAATCTGGAGAAGAATACTAAGCGAGCATCAAGGAATGCTCATGAGCAAAGGAACACATAGGTCTATTAGGTCTGCCTTTGCTGCCATGGGAATAGACCCCGATTCTTTCTTTCATATTCGAGAGTTTGGAGCCAACAAAGGGCGGACAATAGTAGATCTTCGTCACAGAAGAAACAAAGTGTCTTACTTTGCGGATTTTTCTGGTAGCATTAATGCATCTCCGACTCCTGTTAATTCACTTGGTTTTTCTTCAAATATCCCACGCGCTATAAGCGGATTTCTATCTGGCAGCAGAGTTGAACCCGGTTCTCCGACTATCCAAGGATCTTTTGTTAGTGTTGGAAATGAGAGGCTAAGCAACAACAGGTCTGACGGTCTGTGGACTTCAGGCTCTTTCACAGTTGAATCGAGAGTTAGATTTTTACCATCAACAAGTCACTCGACCACACAGAGCATAATCCGTCTATGCACAACTGGATCAAGTGTTCCTGCATCTACACATGCAGTGACATTTAACTTAATGGCTTTTGGCGGATCCAGTCCGTACTTCGAGCTAAGCGCCCGTCCCATTCAGTCGGTCTCATCAGCTGCAACTAGAGTCAGGATCGAAGCAGATCCATTTGATGGCGGGATCTGGAACCTTTCATTTGGAAAGGCTGCCGGAGAGACCCTAGGAACAGAGCTCGACGAAGTGTTTCTTAGAGTCTCTAGGCAGGTCGGCGGTCTACTAACATTCTCTAGCGCGTCTAGTGTGACATTTGTCCCTAGCGATCTCGATGTCCTAAAGAACTATAGCGCTGGATACAACTCATCTGGATCTTTCTTGGTCATAGGATCTCAAAGCCTGGGGTCTAGCAACCTTTTCTTGAATGGCGACTCAGTCGGGTCTTATTCGAACTTCACAGGTCAGATCTCCAGTATCAGATTTTGGTCAAGCTATCTAGATCTAAATGAGTGGATTGATCACTCTAAAGACTTTGAGTCGCTTGGTGTTAGAGATCCAAGAAAAAACTTCAACTTTGAAAAAAATCTAAGTGGATCCTTCGAAAAGCTTAGACTTGACACGTCGTTCTCTCAAGCATCAATAACAGCTTCAATCGATGGAAATTTCACAGGATTTGATTTCTCTCAGAGCGCAAAGAGCTTCTCAATGTCAGGATTTGAAGCAAACGAGAGAGTTATCTTCACAGCCGGAGAGACAGTAATGTCTCCTTCTCCCTACTTTGATCTTCTAGAAAACGATCAAAAGACTAGAGTTCGGTCTTTGTCAAATCCCCAGCCTGACGAAGTTCTTGCACTTTCTTCTCCGGTATATCAGCTCCCTGAGAACGAAGAAGTTCTAGATGACAATAGGCTCTCAATAGAGTACTCATATTCAGCAAATCTGAATAGAGACATCATGAAGGCAGCGTCAAATCTTGACTTCTTTGATGATGCTTTAGGAAAGCCTAATTCTTATTTTGATAACACCTACTCAGACTTGGATGATTTCTCTAGAGTCTACTTTAACAGGCTTACATCAGATATTGATCTTGATAGATTCTCTCGTCTGTATAGATGGCTTGACGGATCTCTCGAAGTCCTGGTCGGTCAACTTGTTCCTGCAAAGACTTACTTCTACGGAATAAATCAGGTCATAGAGCCGCATGCACTTGAAAGAAGTAGGCACAGATTCTTTTTCGACGACATGTACTTAAACGAGAAAGACAGATTTACCTCAAGCAATCTTGTATTGTCATCTCTTTTTGCGAGGCTTAGAGGATTTTGAAAACCTACAAAGACAGAGTCAACAACACCGGTCCTGTAAAGACAGGCAATAATAGGTCAGATAGACCTGATCTACTGCAAGGTATTGACGTTAAATCAAGTCAAACTGTTTTTTCTAGAGCCGGCGGTCTTTTGAGCCTGTCGAACAGAGAATCCTCTGAGCCCTTTTCTAACGAGATTGGAGTTTATTCATTTGACTCACACTTGAATGCAGCAGGCTTTGAGACTTACCACGACGTTGTGAAACCTCAGTCAGCTCACGATCTTCTTGACACGTACTCTGCAGCCTATGCTACTGATTCTAGGCTTCCAAATAGTGAACCAATCGAGCCGCTTGATACGGTCTCTCTTTTTTATCGAGGTCTAAGGGCACGGGGTATCAATGGAAGTGCTTTTTTTAAGTGGTCTCGATTTGAAGGTGTCCGAGTTGAAACTGTGTCCAAACTCTCAAAAAACCCAGCTCAAGTCCTTGATAGCTCTAATTTCTTTGGAAATGTGAAATACGACGGATACATCAAAGAGTCTGTTAATTTTGAATTATTTGATGATTGCATGACGTATGATACGGACGGAATCTTACAAAAAAGTGACAAGAGATCGAATGCAAGAGTTGAGGTTGTCGGAGGAACAGGTGGATCTGATAGAGCAGAAGCAGGTCAATTCACTCTCTTCTACGGAGGTCTCTACAGATGAAATCATTTAAGTCGCAGCCTGCTAGGGCTCTTTTAAGAGACAATGAAGCTTACGACGGCGTTGCAGGACGCATTGTAGGAACTGGTTACTCTACAAGAACTAAACCCCAAACGTTGATCTTTGATGACACTCAGACAGACTCTGGCGTAGCACAGACAAGGTCTTTTCCAACTCTGCAGATTACTGCATCTTCATCTCCAGGTATTTTGGCTAACATCGCGGTAGATCCTGGATCCATCTACTTGCCAGTACAAAGAATCTCTTCCCCGCAGGTATACAAAGATTCGGCAGGAACAAGAAAGGCTTCGTTTTCGAAGAACGAAGTAATTCTAGGATTCTCTACAAGCTCGTGGACAAAGACGCAGATCGAAATAGACATCACGCCAAAGAGGACCAAGGATCTGTTTAGGCTTGATTCAAGCAATGCTCCTTCTGTGGGTCTTTCTTCTACTGGATTTTGCTATTTTAATTTCTCAAACAAAGTCTGGGAAGACATAGGGTACTACGATACAGCAACCAGAGCTACGGGAAGAGATAGTACGATTATCTTCATTGATCCTGCGATAACCACTCAGCCTATCGTTGACAGGGATGTTCAAGGCGCGGCTGATAGAGTTTGCATGCAGTTTGCACTATCACCAAGCGTAGCGTACTCAGCCTCTCTTGACCTCGAGGGAGCAAAGGCGATTGGATATCGACATATTGGTCTTCCGACAGCCATGTTCTCGGCTCCTGCTGCTCCAAGGTATCACGCTACAGCGTCTCAGTGCCTGAGACTCTCTGACTATATTGAGGAGCCTTTTCTACTTGAAAAGATCATCCTAAGAACCCAGGCTGCACCAGAAAGGTTGCAGAATTACTCAGGAGCAGTACCTGTCGGCGGAGCAGCGTGGGGGTTCTACAGAGATATTGACAACTACAACTTTTTCGTCTACCACCAGAGAAGATTCAGCACAAAGAAAGATACAGTGCAGGACGTTAGCTCGTCAATTAGGTCAATAGTGACCAATGCTTCTCTTTGCTTCTTTAATGCTCCGAGTCTGTCAACTGCAGGCTATGAAGTTCTTCACAATCCAGAGTTTAAGGCTGACTTTAACATGGGAAATGCTGTCCGAGGAGTCGGAGTTAAGAACTCTGATATTGACATCTCTATGCCAGTTAAAAACTATCCGAGGTATTTTGGAGGCGTATCTAACGTCGGGCTTATTAATCAGGCAGGAGAAAGAGCTTCTGGATTTTTCCAGAACTACTGGCCAGGCGGAAGGACTATCTTAGATACAAGAGTCTCGTCTTCAAACTACACAGGAGTTGACAGATTTAGATACTATTTCAACGGATACTATCCGATATCACAGAAATCAGACATTGATTTTCCGATAGATTCCACTGATAGATCTTACCTGACAAGGACTCCTAATTGCGATTCAACAGGCAGATCTTCTGCAAAGGTTGACTTTCTTGTTATGCCGGCATCTCCTGCAGGTCCCTTCTTGACCTCTGTTCAGCAGTTTTCATATGCTGCAGATCCTGAAACTTCTTATTCTCCATACCTTCTATTTCCTGAAGATGAGCTTGTATTTGGATTTGACGTTGGCGTTCCATTTAATCGCAGGTACGTAACTTCGACAGCAAACTTCGATGGTCTTGATTATGCCAACGGCCTGGGAATTACAGGAAGTCACCTTGTTCTATCAGCATCGTCAGATGCAAAAGTTATTCTCGTAGGGTCTCTGCTTAGAGATAGCAGGCAGAAGCTCCCTAAGTCTTTAACTTTCTCCAGCGGTCCAGTCTCGAGCGTCTTCGAAGATACGAGTAGAGACCACGATGAGTTCGATATTGAGCCTGCAGAGATTCTAAGCGGCTCTATCTTCACAGCAGTCATGTCAGGAAGAATGACCACTACAACCAATAGGTCTATTTCTGCAACTGTCGGTGTTACACCAGGTAGAAAGATGCTGTGTAGATCTCAGATTCTTCTGAGCCAGGATCTTGTCTACTTTGATTCTTTAAGAATACCACCTAGCAGCTATAGAAGCTACTTTAGGAGAGATAGATTTGGTCAGCTAAGAGACAGGCTTGAACAGGGACTTGATTCCAAGTTCTACGCTCGTCCCGGAACAGGGGGAGGGTCTGGAGTTCTTAATCCTGTCTTTATAAGCTCTTCTGCAGACTACTTGCACTATGTCACAAGCTCTGTTGCTTATCTAGATGCAATTCCCACCAGCCGAGCTACAAGTTTTTCAAGATTTACCATAGATCCTGACTTCTCGCCTTTCTCAAGATTCTTTGGACCCTAGTATTGGCGATAAGTAGATATGCATGTCAGGAATACTCAATCCGCGTAGCAGGATAGTCGACTTTGTATTGACCAGCGAGGGAAGGAAAGACCTCGCTGCAGGGCGTCTTGACATTTCTTTTGCGACATTTAGTGACAAGGGTACCTACTATTCATCTGGGTCAGACGGAATATCTGTCCCGATGTCTCCGGCGCTCACCTTTGAGTCTTACTCTTCTGATGGCGACGTAATAACCCTTGAGAAGAACCTTGATGGTTCTCTTGGGAGGCTTTTAACCGCTGCCGGTGCTTATGCAGCCGCTGTCGTAGTCATCACAGGATCGTCCTCTCAGACCAGGACTGATGTGTTCGATGGCGTTTCTCTCAGGACAGGAGAGATCCTTGATGGCCTGTCTCTGCTTCGAAGTGACACAACATTTCAGAGCTTTGATTCAAGTATTCTTCAAAGCACAGACACAGTTCCAATATCTCAGATTGACTATCTCTACGGTGAGACAGCTTCGATTGACGATGTTGCCTACGTTTTTGCAGACAATAGATTCAAAAACTTTGATAGCTTTAAGTTTCTACCACCTGTAGTGGAGACACCAAGTGCTACAGAAGACGTCTTTGATTTCTCAGGAATTCCGGAGCTCTTCAGCTTTACTGCATTTGATCCGCAGACTATACTTTCTTATAGAAGCTTTGATTTTTATCCCCAGAGACAAGGTACAAAGCTGTCTGTTGCAGCACAGTTTTTTGAGTTCAACGAAGACGTTGAAGGCAAAAGCCAGTGGAGCAAGCTCGATATGTTCTATTACGGATCTGTCACGCTCGGTGACAACACTAATGCTCATGTTTTCTTCCTTGGAAAGAGAATACTAAGAGATTCTGCTTTCTCTTTTGTAACCCTATTCACAATGCTGGTGAGATATTGATACAGGTCATACAGAGAGAACAGATCTTTGATCTGAATCAAAGCAAGGTCACTCTAATAAGAGATGAGAATTCAAGCTTTTTATCCTTCAGCTTGTTTCCTCTGGAAGGAAAGGAAAAACAGGTTGTCGGACTAAGCACGATTGAAGTCGTTGCAACTCAGTCGCCTGAGAGGCCTGTTTCAGCGTCTAGAGCTACCATAGACGTGAGGTCGACTTCACCGGTTAGCACACAGATATCAGCTAGAAAATCTCAAACAAACCTGGTAGGAACTGCAGAATCTCTAGGATCAATCGTAGTCCAGAGGCCTCGACTTTCCAACAAGAGATTTGCAATCAACAAGCCTGGCAGCACGATCCTTCTGTATCAGACAAACGCAGGAAACGATTTTTCTGACATACTGTCTCAGTCTTCTCTTCTAGCATTTGATTCAAGATCAGGAATGGATGGTTCTCAAGCCGCGGGCACCATTGAGAGGTCACTTATTACCAAAAAGTGCATTCCAATAAAGATAGAACTTAGAGATTTCACTCTAGACCAGCAGCAGCTGTTCATTACAGTCAAAGCTAGAGTACAAGGGAGAGTGGTATCGAACCAGCAATTGACAGTTACAGATCTTGAAGTTCTTGACCAAGAGCAGCTTGACTACAAGATAAACTGCCTGGGATACACGCGTATCGACGCAGGAAATTTGCAGTTCACTGCTTATCTTAATAGATCACTTCCATCATCTTCGGTGGTTTTTACTTCCAGGACATGGAGTAACTCAGTATCAAAATCAAATCTTTCAAGGAAGTTACAAAGAGTCGATCAGACAACAAAAACTGCAACATTCTCAGTTCTTTGCACTCAAAATGAGTACGCTGAGGTCATCGCTCAGGCGTTTGATGGAAAAAATCGACCTTGCGGTTATCCGACTAGGACGCTGATAAGATCAAGAAATCCAAGATCAGACATTCAGAGCATTGTTCTAAAGAGCTTAGACTCTGACGGGCTGACTGCTAGAGTACAGGGAATACCTGTAGGAACCGGTTCGATTAGAGTTTCTCGGAAAAATATTTCAAATCTTTCTCTTCCCATAGAAGAGGTTGGAGTCTTTTCTGTAGCTGACGGATCTGTCGATTTTAAAGACGATAAAATTGTAGAGTCGAACTATCCAAATACAAGAACTTCTTTTGAGTATGAAGTGCTACTAATAACGAACGGAACTCAGAAAAAGTCTGACCAGGTTCTTAGAGTCGACTACGGGCTAATCGATAACTCATACAGCTTCCAGACAGTCTTTAACGAGTCATCAGGTGCTTTGTCAGTTCAGGTTAGTCCTGAGAAGCCTGCGGAGATTCTTGATGGACTTTCAAGGTCTCTCGCAGAGAAGTCTTTAACAGATGCTTTTGCAGATCAAATAAAAGAGATAAGGTCGCAGACAGCTGAAGTATTCTTATACGATGCCTACCTTGTCAACCTGGAAACATCCGAGAGAACATATTTAGGAGAGTTTTCAGAGAATAGATTTTCTCTACCGCTTTCTACCAATTCAGTGTACTACATCTATCCAAAGACAGCAACACCTAGAAATCAGATTAGTGCAATAAAGCGCCTAATTGAGCAACCGCAGCTTGTGTCAAGAAGTAGAGCCTCCAGAGTGAGCCCAAGAAATCTTGCTGCGAGTCTCGACTCTCAGGTTATCACTGAGGACGGGATAAAGCCTAAGCTCTTTAATCCAAGCGGTCTTATTGACGGAACTTTGTCAACGCAGTATGCATCTCTAACTTCTTATCCTACAGGACAAGTGATTACATACCAGTCGTCATCTCCTCGAGAAGCCCTCCGAGCTGGAAACTTTACGTGTAGAAGAATACACAAAGAAAGAAACCTGATACAGTGGTCTTCACCGGCTGCCTCTGATGTATCTCACTTTCTACTAAAAGCTTCGACCGGAGAAGCTGCTCGAGCCACTTTTTTACTGTGCATTTTGCAAAAGACTCAATCTTCTAGGTACATCTTCATAGATGAAGTTCTAGGAAAGTCTCCTGGGTTTATTAAGTACTATTTGACACCTGTCAACTCTAGGGGAATTGAGCAGACTACAATAACAGTAGATCTGCAGCCGGGAGAGGTGGAAATTGGCTAGATTTGGAAGACCAGACGCTGCTGTTGTGACGCGGCCGAGCACAAGCTTCTCTTCTGCAGCATTTACAGACGATGTAGATCCTCCAACCCGATCAACTTTCTCGTCTGTTGCCACAGAGAGCCGCCCTACAATCGTAGATTCTTTAACAGACTCGTCTGTGGTTCTAATTCCTGAGTCTGGGTACGACGATTTTATATCAGAGAAGAAGCTTTCTAGCAACAGACCGCATGTCATAGCTGTTTATAATCCAAGAATTGATCCTACAAACGGATTTAAAGACCCGACATTTCAACTTTCTGAAGTCCAATATCTTCTGGATTCCGATACTGTTTCAACAGCTGTCCAGGTCATCTCGTCTTCAATTCCTGCACAGCAGCTTGCTGAACTAACAGTTGATAATATCGCTCTTGCAGTTGAAGCCAAAAGAGCAATAGACGCTTTGCGGTCTGTCTATCTTGGAAAGAGGCAGTTCTCTAGAAATCTTTCCGGATTTGACTCTTCAGCAATCTCAGCTAGATCTTCAAGATTTATAAACTCCATTTCTTCTGATATCGGCATTGGTGGCTGGACTGCAAAAATTAGTAGAGCGCCCTTTTTCAATGAGAGAACAATTGATAGCTTTTTAGGCATCTATCCAACTGATCTTTCAAAATTTTCAAGCAAGACGATGGCATCAAAGATCTTGAATCTTGCTCTAATGTCGACTGATCTTGCTTTCTTTAGTAGAGATGTTGTAAAGACTTTCAAAGAAGATCCCTCTCTAGGCGAACGCCTAGGCAGTGCACTATACACCCGAGGCATTTCTTTTCCTGAAGAGATATCAGAGAATCCCGATTACATCTCATCGCCTGACGATCTATCTCTTGAAGATGCTATCAGAGGCCTTGGAAGAGCTCTAGCAGGCGGTGTTCTAAAGTCAGAAGCAAATCCTGCTACAACTTACGCTGCAGATGCAGACAGATCTCTACCTTCGTCTTTTGAACCAGTTCTTGATAGCCTTTTCTTTACAGATGCAAACCTGAAGAGAGTTGAGACCTTTGCAAACTCTAGCTTTGCTGCAACGAGCCCTGATGGCTACGTTACCTTTGAAGATAGCGTTCTTCTAAAGTGCTTTACTAAGCAGCAGAAAGATTCACCTGGGTTTTTAGAGGCATCCAGTCTTGCAAGCCAGGCTTCTCAAATCGTTCTTAGAAAGTCTGAGTCTCTAGTTGTTTCGTGTCGACCTTTTTCTTCTAATCTTCTTGATCCTCAAAAGCGGCTTATGAAATTTTTGGTTGCACTTCTAAGAGAGCTAGGATCAATTCTTGACATACTAAAGGAAATAGACACTGCGGCAGAGATCCAAGACGTTGAGTCTGTAGGTTCTCCAGGTTTTTCTAGCAGGTCTGGCGTCCCTAGAAATGCGCTGAGAGATCTTGCTGTGATAGCTCAGTCTTGCACACAGTACGGTACTTCTGTTTTTGAAGTTTCTTTCATTGAAGGTGTTCAAGCTTCTTACACAACTAACGTCCAGATTGGAACTATTCCAGATCCAGGTGCTGCGTTCCTCTATAGACATACTCGAATTGATGACTCAGAAGGTCAAGACTGGCTTGAAGCTAGACTGTATGACTCTGAAAATACAGAGATCCATCCGATTTTTGCAATGATCGATGCACAGATTACAAGTGTCCTCGGCTTTACTCAGGAAATTCAAGTGAGAGCTGCAAGGTCTGTTGCTGTGCAGTTTCTCTCAAGATCTCTTAGATCTGTATTTTTTGATTTTGAAACAAATGAAGCTGGCGGTACTTATTTTACCTTTTCCAGGACTGATCTTGCTGCCATTCCTTTGGCGATAGATTCTATACTTTCTGGTGGTCTTGGCTTTCCAAGCAGGCCTGGTCTTTCGTCAGAAGAGATAGCCAGGATCAACAATATACGCATAAGCATTATTGACGATGCTTTGTCACCGATCAGAGCGATAACAGATCAAGTTGTTGCTTCTCTTGAGTTTGTAGACATGGTTGAGTCATACGCGTCCTCTCTTGCTTCATGCGACAACCTTTCCAGAAATCTTAGATCTGCATCTAGCACGCTCTCGTCAGTAACTAGAATTAAGGGAATTACTACTCCGCTTGCTCTTACTAGAGATAGCTTAATAGCATCAAGTCTTTACTTCTTTACAAGGAGTGCAACTTCTGGGATTACTGGATATAGCACTCAAGAAGTTCTTAGTGAGAACGAGTACAAAACAATACTTTCTAGACTTCTGAAGATTTCACAAGAATCTACCAGCGAGGACGATCTGTCCTACTTTGTTGTAGGCTTTCCATTTGGACTCCTTGAAAGATGTAGAAATGAATCACCGTCAGATACTGATCTCTTTTTAGTTAACTTTAAGTTTGAAATAGACGGGATAGAGTCAACAGTCACGAAGACTTTTAGTCCAAATATTCGAAAAACTGAACTTTCTCCGGGTCAAGCAGCAGATCCAATCGAGCAAATAGACACAGACAAGGTAAAGACGCTTTCCTACATAGACGGAGTCCAAGACATTGTTAGAACGAGAAGCGGAGAAGCTTTCTTTTCCATCCAGGACACGTCTTACTTAGAGGCTTTCCGGATCGCTCTCACCAGCGGATGCTTGATTGACTTTATGTGGAATCTTCTAGGAATCGATCTATCAGAGACTGCTGTAAGAGATAGCGCAACATACGCTCCCTCCTCGAGGATTACTGACATTAAGAACGATCAGTCCAGATTTTTTGCACGTAGAATACAAGACCTGAGCATCCCTAGCCAAGCTCGACTTGGCAGTGCCTTTCAGAGAACCACACTTTTCGGTCAATCAAGAGCTGTAGACGATATTTTTGGATTCAAGTATATGGACTGCGTCTATGCGTTTCCAGTTAGATCTTCAGAGATTCCAGGTGTTTCATCTGGCCAATTCGTCGGCAAGGTCTTTGTGTCTGTTGAACCTTCTATATTCGGCTCAGTAAGAACACTAAGAGGAAACTTCTGATGTCGAGATCTTTTGAAACTTTTATGATTCCTTACTTGAAGTTCACAGACTTCGACGCTAAGGCAGAATTTAAGTACAACTTCTATACGTCAGATGAAGTTATTAATGAAAATGCAAATACTCTGAATTCGAGCAATCTTTATGAGATCAGTCTATTCAGACGCCTCACTTCAGCAGGAGTGTTTCCTAGAGAAACTAGGCTAATCTCTTCTGCTCGAGGAGTCCCTGCAGCATCTTCCAGGATCGAGCTAGATCTTGCAAACACAAGTGTTCTCTATGAAGACTCAGCTGCTTCCTTTAGTACATGCGGACTTACAGTCTCTGATTCAGCAGTTAGCACAACAGCATATCAGCTATTAAGGCAAAATGCATCTCTCGGAGAGTCAATCACAGTGTCTCTCCCTGTGACACCAACTCTCTACAGAAGTGTTAGAAACTCTGAATTTAACGCTGGAATAAGCGTTTTTGATCTAAGGATTGATAGCACGTCTACCAAGGATCCGCTAGCTGATATTGCTGGACTTCCCGTTGACATTTCCTTGAGTAGACTGCTTGTGAGCGATCTTGTTTCGACAGCAAATAGAGATTACAGCAACATCTTTGCAGATGAGCTAGTGGCTCTTGCAGACAATGCCGCTGCAGTTCAATCATCAGCGCTTGCAACTGTCCAGCAGAGATCAATAATCTCACAAGAGATTGATTACATCATAGACGATCAGTACATAAATCACGGATATGATTTCGATCAGATTCTCCACGCAGGATTTATTGTGGAGAAGCAGAGAATATCAAAAGATTCTGAGACAGGAGAAGACCAGTCTGAGTTAATCTCTACGACCTTCTATGGAACCCCAGGAGTCCTGGCACAAGTTGACAGGCTTGTTGCGATGGGATTTTCTTACGTTTATAAGATTAGATCAGTCTATGGTGTTCCTGTTGAAGTAACTGAATCTAACGTTACTGAAGCTGGAATAGAGTTTATTAGAAACGTAAAGAAGACTGTCTTCGTAGCCTCTGAGGGGAAGGTTTATCGAGTCAATCCTGCAGACACAAAGCCACCGCCACCTCCACCCGACGTTGTCATTGCACACCAGATTTACCCGAGATTTGGATTGATGACAAGCTGGAGGATGCCATCATCATCTCAATATGACGTTGTCGGCTTTTTAGTCTTTAGAAGAGACAATCTCTCACAGCCCTTCATGCAGATTGCGACAATTGATTTTGACAAGACTCAGTCAAGAACTACAACGCTTTCAAAAATCTACCCATGTAAGAACATTATCATATCAGAATTTCCGGTACTCTCTTTTGTAGATGAGACTGCAGCACCGGATAAAGACTACATTTATGCAATCTGTAGTGTTGATGCTCACGGAAATGTTTCAGGTTATTCAGTTCAAATAAAGTCTAGATACGTTAGAGCTTCAAACACAGTTATTTCAAGATCTGTGTCAAGATCTCTTGCGCCCCTTGCATTTCCAAACATCTTGATTGACGAAGACATTTTTACAGACTTGATCAAGCTCAAATCTATAAAGAGCATCTCAGTCGTTGCAAATCCCGATCTCAGGTACTTGGAAAATAACGGAGTTTCTTCTGAGATGCTCGCTGCTAACTCGCAGGGAAGGGACGTAACAAAGTACTATCGAATGAATCTGATAGACTTAAACGATCTATCTCAGAACAACTTCGATTTTAACATATCAGCTGCTTCGGCTACATTCATAGGTGTTGATGCATCAAACAAGAGCACAGAATCTATCAGAGATTTCATACAGTTTGAGCAGTAACTTGATGTCTAGCTTAGTTATGCCTAGGAGACAAAATGGGCTTTCTTAACGGAACTACCAACAACATCGTTGTCGACGCAGTCTTGACTGACGTAGGTAGACAACTTCTTGCACGCAACGATGGAAGTTTTCAGATCTCCAAGTTTTCTCTTGGAGACCCTGAGATTGATTACACACGCATTAAGACCCATGGGATCCCTGTTGGCACAGACAACATCTCTATCTTGACGCCTATTTTTGAAGCACTTACAAACGCTTCTCTTGCAAATACGAGTCGACTGATTTCGGCTGCTGATCCAAGCCTTGTGTACCTCCCAGTCTTCAACACGAGCACGTCTGCTGTAAGTCTTGCTGAGGGATCGTCTAGAGGCGGCTCTGTATCGTTCTCTCTTGAGTGGGCTGGGTCTACGACTTCCATTCCGATAGAGCTACAGGAGAGTACTTTTGAAGTTACCTGTAACAATCTGTTTGTCTCGATTCTTTCTAGCACTGGGACGGCTTTACCGCTAAGATACGTCACAGGAAATAAGTCAACTGCAATTTTGAGTGCATCAAGAACTGCGACAGGATCGACAGCGTCTTTTACGATTTCTTCTAAGTCGCTCTCTAGCACAACATTTGCTTCCTATAAATCATCAGATGGCAAGATTCACACTTTCGTAGATGTTGTAGGTCTCAACACTGGAATAAAGAGTCAGATCGAAGTCATCATAACGGAGACCTAAGATGTACAAAGAGATTTTACCGTCTGATATTCGGACAACAAGACAGGCTCTTAACCAGCTCATAGATGTCCCACAGAGCACTATAAGCTCGAGCGACAACAGACAGAATTACCTTAATTTCGTGTCGTCGTCGGTGAATGCTTACACTTCTTCGCTTTTTGTGACAGTCTTCGATCAGTCTCAGACTCTACAGACAGCTAATCCAGTATTTGATATGACTTTTGGTCTGTATCTAAGCGGAGCTGACGTTCAATCGGCAAAAACGGGTGATTCTGCTGATGGTCTCATGCTCTTTCCAACAAACCTTGCGATGGTTAGAGAGAAGATCAACATCTACAAGGAGATGTCATCCTATCTGCTGGGTGATCCTGATTCTTTCTTTACATCTCCCTACTCTGATCCTAGGACTCCCTACGCAGCTCCGGCAGCAGGCTTTCACTCAACTTCTACCCGTAGAATCGACTACGCTCTCTTTATCGCATTTAAGCGCCTCTTTGCGAGAGACAGGATGAAGAGAGAGACTGTTGCCTTAAAGCTCTACACAACAGCAGCGCTTGACGGATCTCCAAACTCGACAACGATTGAAAAAGCAATCCTTAACGGATTTACCGGTTCAAATCTGTATAGGATTACAGAATCGGGATCCTTCGTAGCCAGCGACGTTGGATCTTCTACGACGCTGCTGCTTGCTCCTGACGGATGTGGCATAGGAAACGTCTTCTCTTCAGCGAACACCAGCTATTCAGTTGGAACTGTCTTCTATGATAAGGGCATCATGGTTCTTGACATGGAGAAGGTCTTCGCCAGGCAGCACGTTTCTGGTGCTATTAGAAGCAGCCTGACAAACGGCGGAGCGCACACTGATGTTCCAAACGGATATTATCCAGTTGGAGATATTGACTCAACCAACTTCCCGTTCGTCAACCGGTCAGCAACTTTCTTCCCAGATTTAATGCTCTCAGCTTCAATGCAGGACGTCCTCGACCACGTGTGCAGTGTTAGATTTAGCGGAAGTGATTCAACTGCGATAACCTTCCAGAACCAGACTGACGTCAACAGCACTCTTGTGTTCTGCAGAGCCGCAGCTGATGAATTCAACTACTCTTCTAATCCGACTTTTGTTGACGCTGATGGTCGCCTCGTCGTTATTGAAGAAGGGCAAGAGGGGATAGAGAGCTCTTTCGCGTTTGTTACTTCTATTGGACTCCACAATGACGCAGGACAGCTCCTTGCTGTTGCAAAGCTTAGCAGGCCCGTCAAGAAGGATCAAGAGACAGATTACACGTTTAGAGTTCGCCTAGACTTCTAGGAGTGAACTTGTGAGCATTGTAGAGATAAACTCTGCCAACTTTGAGACAAGCACGCTTGTTTTACGGCCGAGTGTCATTATTCTTTCCTCGTCGAGCGGAATTACAGGTTCTGCGCCTATTGTCGCTCGACCGAGCCCTATTGTCAAGGAAGTGTCTGGTTCAAACGACCTTCTAGATCCTGCGGCTGCGGGTGTAACTGCATACCTGAGTGCTGTAGCAGCTGCTCCAACACCTAGAAAGAATTCTGAGTCTCTGTCTTTCACAAGGATAGACCAGCCCGTAAGATACACTGCAAACTTCACAGCAAAGAGAATAATAACAGAAGTTCTATCAGACCTCTACAGGCCTATCAGGCAGAATCTTGACTTTGGATATTCGAACTACCTGTCTCTGTCCTTTAGAAAGAGTTCAAATCTTCCAACAAGCAGCGTACTAATATACCCAAATACAGGAAATACTTCTAATCGACAGTACACGCCTACTGGGAGCTTTACTATTGACTTCTTTGTAAAGCCGCCTGACAACATTGGAAGAGAGGAAAATTACAGCGCTGGGACTATTCTGCACATTTCTTCAACTCTGGCAATTTCTCTCGTCACTGGTTCGAGCTACGGAACTGACGGGAATGTTTCCAAGTTTGGAATATGCTTGCAGCTGTCAAGAAGCGCAGACGTTGCACCGAATCTTATCGACCTCAGCGTCGCTAATGGTTCTAGGTCTCATCCGCAAGATCTCATCTTCGTTTCTCCTTTCACGCTTGAAACAAAGAAGTGGACTAGAGTCACCGTTAGATGGGATCCTGTGTCTGACCAGAGATCAGGAAGTATCGGATATGATCTCAGAGAAGTGACGGGATTCCAGGTTAATTCAGCTTCTTTGGCCACAAATGCTCTGTCTGAGGCACTTTTTGTAGGAAACTTCTACGATGGTGTTCCTGGACCTGGCGCTTTTTTCAATCCGTCAGTTGCAGCAAACGAAGGCCTGACTCCTAATCTTTCTTACTCTTCAGATCCTTCGAGCTTCTCGTTTAGATTTCCTTTCTACGGAGAGATCCACGATCTAAAGATATTCAAGCAGATCTTACCCTACAGGTCCTTGTTTGACTACAACGCTAAGGGCGACTTAACAGGTTCGGGTTGCTGCTTTTATCTCCCGCCTTTCTTTTCTTCTTACACTAGAAGTAGAAATACTCTAATATCTCCGTTTGATGAAGCTTCGTCAGACACAGATTCACCATTTAACGTTGCACTTTCTTACGATTACAACGGCTACTACATCAATCTTGAGAACCACGTACAGGAATTTGTCAACAGAGAGTTTCCTCGTCTCTACTCTTTAACAGGATCAGTCTATTCTGGTTTTGCGCTGGGTCAGACTGCAGATTCAATTCTCTACAGAAATCCAGAAGTTGCCAAGCGCAACCTGTTGATATCCAACTGTGACCAGAGCGGGTTTGTTAGAAACTACGGATTCATGCGAGAGAGTGACCAGGCAAGGTCCTACAACGATCGGGGCCTATTCCAAGACGGGTTTGTGTCCCTCCAGTCTCTGGTTACGGCAAGCTATAGAGACTCAATCCTGACAGGGTCTGCTAGAGTCGGTAGATACACAATAGCAGATAGATTTGCAGACGGATCTTCGAACCAGGTCACCATCTTCTCAATTAGCAACATGCTGTACGGAGACAGGATAAGACCAGGAACAGTTGTTCTAACTGATTTAAAGCCTACAGGATCAGACGGAACTTTTTCCAGCGTCCTAAGAGACAACCTAGCTGGAATGCTCTTCAGGTCAGACGTTGATGCTCCGGACCTTTCGAACTGTGTTGGAAACGTCTTCTACGAAGAAGGGCTTGTTTTTATCAAATCTCCTTACCTTTCAAAGTTTGGGAAAGACGGCGTCAAGATTCAGCTCGAAGGAGAGAGACAGTCAAATGTCTTGGTGATAAACGTTCCTTGCAAGGCTGAGGAGTTCAATGTATCTCCAAATCCGACGTACATTTCTTGTGCACCTACAGACGCTCCGTATGACGAAGGTGAATCTTTTGTGTATATTACAACCATGAACTTACACGATTCTAACTTCAACATAGTAGGAAGGGCCACCTACTCACAGCCCGTCATCAAGCGCTCAGGTCAGGACCTTCTCTTTAGAGTAAAGCATGACATCTGACTTTGTCTTGGGTCTGGATGTCTCTACTTCTTGCGTTGGAATTTGTGTAATGGACCAAGCAGGGAGCGTTGTTTGTCTCGACAATGTTGATCTTTCTAAGATCAAGTCTTTCAATGAAAAGTGTGACGCTGTTCAGAAAAGTCTCTCTCGGTTTTCTGGAAAGATAAAGCAGTTCTACATTGAAGAGTGCGCGAAGGCATTTAGACCTGGCCTCTCTTCGGCTAACACGTTAACGACTCTCTCGAGGTTCAACGGAGCAGTTTCTTGCATCTGCCACATTCTTTTTGGCGGCGACGAGAACTTAGTCAATCCTGTTGTCGCAAGAAGGTCAGCCGGAATCTTAATCAACTACAAGGATAAGTCCACTACCACCAAGGATAAGATCTATGAAGCTGTATCTTCTAGAGTTGAATTTGACTGGCCTAGGACAAAGACAGGAAAGGTCAAACCTCAGTGCTATGACATGGCTGATGCATACGTTGTTGCTTCTTTTGGCTTGAAAAACCAGTAAAGAAGATCCACAATTTATACTGTGGTTACACTAACTCAAAGAGTCGAAGCACTAAGAAAGGTCTTTCGGATAGCAAGAGTTTCCCGAGACGGATCCGACCTTGCTGTTCCATGCCCTGCGTGCAAAGAATCCAACAAGACGAAGCTCTCTGTCAACATTGAGACGCTGCAGTTTCACTGCTGGGTCTGTGGAGTCAAGGGTTCAAAAATCACCAGGCTTGTCAGAGAGCACATCGGAGAAGATGAAGCTAGCTGGCTTTCTCACGCTCTCGGAGAAGAGAACGACAAGTTCATCCAGATTGAAGAAGAGCAGGAAATTCTTCCTGACCTTCCTGAGAAGTCTACTCCGATAGTCATCTGTGACTCAAGAGATCCAAACTTTAGAGCTGTCAAAAGGTACTGCGAACGCAGAGGACTAACAGAGAAAGATCTTTGGAAGTACAGGATCTGCTGGTCGCCAGAAGACAAGTTCCAAAGAAGGGTCATCTTCGCCTCGGTGGACCTTGTAGGAGATCTAAATTACTGGGTATCTAGATCGATAGATCCTGACACAAAGGTGCGGTACATTAACTGCCCAGTCCCAAAAGACAAGATCATCTTTAATGAGATTGATGTTGACTTTTCGAAACCTGTTTGCATCTTTGAAGGCCCGTTTGATCTAATAAAGACAAAAGTAAACGGAACATGTTTGCTTGGATCTTCTGTCTCTCGTACTTCTCGGCTTCTTTCGAGGCTTGTTGCATCTGAATCTGATGTTGTTCTTTGCCTCGACAGAGACGTTCAAGATAAGGAGAGTAGAATAGCTGATAGACTCTCTGAGTGGGGGCTCTCAGTTAAGATTGCTAAGCCTCCTGCAAAATATAAGGACTTTGGAGAGACTCCTCGGGAGGAAGCTTTGAAATGCATCGATAAAGCAAAACCGTGGAGCTACAACGCAAGCTTCACACACAAACTGTCTAAGATTTCAAGTGGATCGCTTCTATGAAAATTGCACACATTGCAGACGTCCACATTCGTGGATTCCAGAGACATGAAGAGTACAGAAAGAGCTTCGAAGATCTTTTCGCGTCTCTGTCTATCGAGCAACCAGACGTAATCTTGGTTGTTGGTGACATCGTTCATTCCAAGACTCACAACATCACACCCGAACTGATAGAGATCACAACCTGGTTCTTTAAGAGCCTTGCTGATGTTGCACCAGTTCACATGGTTCTTGGAAATCACGACGGCCTCATTCACAACAAAGATAGGCAAGATGCGATCACACCCATCGTCACTGCTATCAACTCAGAAAAGATCAAGCTCTGGAAGAAGAGCGGAGAGATCTTTGCAGACTGTAGCGAGCGCATCTCCATTCACAGCTTTTCCTGCTTCGACGAAGAGTCTTGGAGCAGCATCGCCCCGAGAGACGGTCATACAAATATCGCTCTGTTCCACGGATCTGTCAATAAGTGCCTAAGTGATCAGAACGTAGAGATGACAGGCGTCTCGATGTCTATGTTCGAAGGCTTTGACTTTGGAATCTTTGGAGACATACACAAGAGGCAGTCTCTTGACGGCGAAGGTCGTTTTAAGTACTGTGGGTCTCTAATCCAGCAGAACTTCGGAGAAGAGACAGACAAGGGTTATCTTGTCTGGAACATAAAGGATCGAAGTGACTGGAGCTGCAACTTCGTCAAAGTTAAAAATGATCATCCATTTATCACTATAGACGCAAATACTACTCCTGAGGACATCGAGTCAATACCTCTGTCAGCCAAAGTAAGAATCATTGCGAAGGACAAGAACGATCCAGATGTCTTGTCAATTGTTCGGCATCTCAAGAAAGACAAGAAAATCTCTGATGTCATCGTCAGAGAGACCGAATCTCAGCTAAGAACGTTGCAGGACACAGTTCTGTCCACCGGAGATGTAAGCTACCTGGATTACTTCAGCGAGTACGTTGCTAAGAACGTGGACGATCCTGCAATGAGAGAGAAGATCGTCCAAGAATTTAGCAAGTATCTTGAGCAAACAGACTACTCTGAGTCGAGAAGCGTAGACCACTGGAGCTTAAAGTCTTTAAAGTTCAATAATCTCTTTAGCTACGGAGAGAGCAATTCTATAGACTTTGACAAGCTTAGTGGAATTACTGGAATCTTTGCAAAGAACCGCGCAGGAAAGTCTTCTATTGTTGGCTCTCTCTGCTACGCTCTCTTCAACGAGGTCGACAGATCTCTGCCCCGTTCTCACTTTATAATAAACTCAGATAGCGATTCCTGCGACGCTGAGGTTATCTTCTCTGCAAGGAGCAACGACTATCTGGTCAAGAGATCGACTACAAGAGTTAAGACAAAGAAGGGCGAGTCTTCAACGACAAACGTTTCTCTAGGAAGATTCACAGAGTCAGGATCTGTCATGATGGACGATGAACAGAGAAGAGAGACAGACAAGATCGTAAGAGGCATCATTGGATCTCCTTCTGATTTTTTTGAATCTGCAGTAGCTTCTCAAGGCCAGCTTCTAAATTTTCTTGATCACAAATCGACGAGTAGAA